CTTTGTCCATGTGGAATGTCAAATACGAAGGTTATACGTGTTTCATCACCGATGTTAACGGTTCCATGAGGTAGTTTATTATTAAACCAGAGAAGAGTTCCTGGTTCAACAATGACAGTTTCTTTGCCGCAGAAATATTGATACCTTCCAAGTATTGAAAGGTGATATCTGTTTCTGCTCAGATAGTATGTTCCTTCATCAATGTGAGCCCCAACAATCTCATCAATAGGAAGTGAAAGAAATCCGCATCTTTGAATGTCTGCATTCTTAAATTGCTTGCGTATGATCTTTCGGATCTCACTATGATGAGCATAAGCAGGAGTTTTGATGTTGATCTCCGAGTCTCCAACAAAGTCTTCTTTGGTTTTGACTCCACCCATTATAAGTTGAAGTGCGCTAACTGGCAAGTCTGCAAATCCTCTATCAACTAAGGACTGAGAATCCTTCAGATGTTTCTGATGATCCCAGTCCTGTGGATACTTCTTTAGTTGTTCGACGACTTTACTTACGTTGATCCCCGTCTTTAGAATCTTGATGCTCATACTTGTCAACTATTTCTTGATAAAATTGTCGGGTCCATCCATCATTATATGGGGATTCTGCTTGCACTTTTGCCTTGAGATATTCAAGATCATGATCCATAACTAAACTCCTCTTTTGCAATCTCATCAAGTTTCTCCATCACCTCTGGTGTGAAGTATGCTTCTGGATCTTTGTAGATTGCTTTAGCATAGACTTTCTTACCGTCTATCTCATAACGACCTGCAACATTTTTCCAGAGACCTCCCAGTTCACCCAACTCAAGAAGACCATAATATCGATCAAGACCACGCTCATCGTAATAGAGACGCACCGTAACATCTTTGTTCTCCTTACTCAGACGCGACTTTGCTGTCTTAGCTTTAATAAGATTTCCAATGACTTCTGTTCCATCTTTTTCTTTCTTTTTGCTAAGATAAATGATCGTAGACGCTGCATATTTGAGGCCGCTGCCTCCGCCCATTTCTTTGGTGGGAACGTAGGATCCGATGACATCATAGGTATGGTTGGTGACGATTAATGGAATGTTTGCTTGACCAAGTTTGAGGGTAAGCATACGGAATGCTCCCTTGACTAGTTGGGATTTAGTCATGTCCCGAACTTGCTTATCGTCTAGAGCATCACGAATCTCCTTCTCTGTAGAAAGCATACCAAGAGAGTCTAACACAAACATACAGGGTTTGCGTTCTTCTTCAGATTTTTTTAAGTATATGTCTACTGCCTGGAGTGCCTTCTGTCTAAACTGTTCAATCGTAACAACATTGATAACAACTAATCGATTTAAGTCAATGCCACGGCTTTTAAGAAGAGACTTGTTAACTGCTGCTTCAGTGTCAAAGTACAGACAGTAACTACCAGGATTACTATCCAGAAAATTCTTAACCACAGCGAGACTAAAGAAAGTCTTGCCAGTAGAAGACTCACCAGCAATGGCAGTAATCTTATTCCCAGAACAACCACCAAATATACTACCTGATATGAGTCCGTTAAAAATGTACGAACCTGTGTCCACGTAAGTTTCTGTGTCGTCGATGTCTGATGCGAGTTGGGTATAGTCATCTCCAATCTCTTTTACAATTTCTTTTAAAAAATCCATTAAATAACAATTCCAAATTCTTCACGGGCAATTTTTTTGTAAGGACCGCCTGGATTCTCATCACGGATATCCTTAATCCTTTTCAGTTTCTGATAAAGGGCAGCATCTCCCCCGAGACGCATAGCACTAATAATAGTACCAAGTTCTTTGTCGTTAATAGGCAGTTCCATTAGGAGAAAAATAATTCCAAGTTTACAGTTTTTTCGACATTCCATCCAATAGCATCAAGAATTGCTTTCAGTGGTTCGACAAAGGACTTTTCAAATTGTAAGTCATAGTCTATGTACCTGTCAAGGTTAAGTTCTTTAGGAAACTCTTGGATGAACGATATCACATTCTCATGAATGATGTTTGGTTTTTTAAGATAACAAAATTTAATTTTCTCACCATTTTTAATGAGAGAATACTTGTTGTCTAACTTATTCTCTTTAATGTAATGATTAAAAAGAAGAGCTCCCCGACAGTGAATGGGAGTTCCTTTAACGTATATACTGGAGGAAGATTTATACTTTACTACATCAGAAACAGATCTTGGAAATGAAATTTGTTCTGGAGGTAAACTTTTAAACTCTTTCCTAGACTTATCAATAAAATTGATAACTTCTTCTTCAGTTCCACTCATCATCAACTTCAATGCATCTTTAATCATCTTCCGACAAGGTGCAGGGGTAGATGATTTGACTGCTTCAATGCCCATCATCTTCAGTTTAGGTTCAGAGTATTGAACTCCTTCACTATTCCACACGTTGAGAATATATCGCTTCTTCGCAGTCCAGATACCACGATCAGCGATATTCTCACGCTTCATTTGCATTTTCTGGTCATACGCCGATACATAGTCCGCCAGGTTCTGGTAACACTGGTCGATGTACGATTCAAACTTGTCTTCACAGATTTTGTCAAGTAATCCCACAATCGCAACCTTGTCGCCAGACTTAGCAGCAAAAAATTTATCAACAAGAGGTCCAAGGTTAAGATAAATTGAATCTGTGTCAGATGCAATTACGTAGTCCTCGTCAGTTGTAGACAACAGTTTATTTAGATACTGGTTCATCTTACCCTCAATCCAACGGATAGAGACTTGACCAGAAAGCGTAATCGCCTCCGCATTGGCCAGTTTATAGTACCTAAAATACTGATTACCGATAGCACCATAAGCAGAGTTGAGTGAAATCTTCTTAGCCATCTGGATATTATTGCACCGTGCAATCTCTTTCTCCAGTGCCTTAGTCGGTGTCTTCTCATATTCTTGCTTTGCCTGAAGCATTCGTTTCTTAAAGATTACACGATCTCCATACATCTTCTCCATGAGTTCTGGTAGGAACCCACGAACATCTTTACGGTACATTGCACCATTAGCACACACCGCATTATTTTTATACAGTTCAAAGTTTATCTCTTCATTAAGGATTCGATCAACCGTAACCGTGGGATGACGTTCCTCAAGGAGTGTCTCTGGGGAGATATTGTACTGCATGATAAGATGAGGGTAGAGAGAGTTAAGGTCAAAAGACACAACCCAATCATACTTTCCAGGAATCGGTTCCTTAACATATGCACCTGCATATTTTTCGTTCTTATCGGAACGAATTTTTGGGGGAATAACAATGTCACGGTTTTTAAGATAATTGTAGATAATATTGTCCCACATGCGGACCTGATAAAACACATCAGCATAGTTGACCTTGGCATCATAAGCCATAGTCAATGCAAGTTCAATGAGTTTCATCTTGTCTTCCAAACGGTCAACAAGTTCTACGTCAACGATGTTATATTCAATAAACTTTTGCCACCCTTTAGTATAGAAATCTTTAAAGGTGTCAAACTCAGAGTGATCTAGTTTCTTTTGACCTAACTCCACCTCAGCTATGTAGTCTAGACGATAAGATTCCTGTGCCTTGTATGTAAACTTCTTATACAGATCTAGGTAATCAAGTTGAGTCAGTCCACCAACATCAAAGACGATTTGCTTTCTACCTTGCACATAGATCTCTCCTTCGGTCACAAGACCCCAATTGGAGAAACGCTTCATCAACTTCTCTCCGAGCACCCTATTGAGACGTTTGCAGATGTATGGAATATCAAACATCTGAATGTTCCAACCAGTCACAACATCAGGAACATCCTGCATCCAGTAACTAATAAAATGATTTAGAAGTTCTTGTTCTGTAGGACAATGATGATAGGTTACGTTTTTCTGTTTGTTAAGAAAAGATCTCTGTCCCCAAGTAACAATTTCTTTGGTGGTGTAGTCCTGAATTGTGATTGCCAGAATTTCCTCTGATGCAGATTCTACATCAGGAAATCCATATTCTGCAGTAGTCTCAATATCAAGAGTTACCAGTTTGATTTGATTAATATCAAACTTAATTTCTTTCTCTGGATACTTTTCAGAAATATATTGATAGATGTATCGATCATTGCCGTAGATAGCAAATCCATCTACATCATCATACTTCTTATAAAACTCACGACAATCGCGGACACTTCCGGGTTTGATGGGTTCTACTGCTTCTCCACTTAATGTTCGATACTTAGTATCTTTTTTTGATTTAACAAATAGAGTGGGAAAAAATTCATCACGATATTCATATCTTCTCCCATTCTCCACACCACGAACCAGAACCTGATTCCCAATCAATTGAACATTAGTGTAAAACTTCATTCATCCTCATCATTAAAAAATGAACCATACCGGCCACTGCTGCCAGATTCTCTATTATCCAACATATCCATGATTTCGTCAAACTTTTTAGTTTGATCCATATTCATTAGGATTTCGGATAGTTGCTTTACAACTAATGGTTTTTCGTTTACTGCGGCAGATTTGATTGCAGCACGAATATGTGACTCTGCATCACATAAGTGGTCAAGGGTTTGTTTAGATAGTGCCATTAAATCTGACCTTTGTAACTGTCAAGAATTTGTTGCGTTGGTTCAGTAAGAGTTAGAATTTTATCAGAGCTCAGCATAAGAGTATCATCAGGAGTAAATCCTTCTAACCAACGAGTTAGAAATAACTTACCACCCTCTCCTAAGATTACCTCATATGGTTTAACTAATTTACAATCAGGTTCGCCAATATCAGCACCTACTTCCTCAATCTGCGAGATTAATTTTGACTGGTTTGTCAGCACTATCAATTTGATCGTCTGCACTTGCTTCGTTTCTTGTTGTTCCATCTTTCTTGTAGTTTACAATATCAGTAATGTACATTTGCTTGAGTTTGATCACGGGATCAACCATTGTAATAATCCAGTCCGCAACAACGGGAATAGTTTCCTCTACAGCAAGGGGCATCCAAGGGAAAAGAGAAACTTCATATCCTGCTTTCTTTCTTGGACCTTCACTTTGTTCTGTAAGTAGTTCTGGTTGGCGCATTTTTACAATGCAAGGTTTGTTTAGAAAATATCCAACAACCCTTTTATCATCATCTTCGCCAACAGTCATTTCACTAACATCGGCAATGATGTCTTCACCAGACTTTAACAACATTAATTTAATGGTCATTGTTCTGTTCTTACCTCTAAGTATTATAGCATAAAAAAGAGGGGTTGCAACTGGATTTTGCCAGTTTCCCCTCCGTCTGCGACGACGATATTCAGTTTTATTTAGTATTCATTTTTTAGGGGTGAGTGCAAATGCTCCAGTCATCACTGCTCCAAAAATGGCAAGGGTTGCTAAGATTTCCATGTGCTAAGAAACAAATGTAGTAATGGGAACTCCAATAAAAATAGTCATTAGAGTTCCAGCTGCTAAGGCAGTGGTGGTGAAGTTCATTGATACCTCCTAATTAATTACAAAATTATTTAGAAATTAGTGTATCATAGTGATACACTTTTGTATCAACCGCAGCAAAAATTAGTCAGGGTATCAAAACCAGACTTTTTTATTATGATGCTCAGGTACAATTCTACCTAAAGTAATGTTTAACAACCCATCCTCAAATTCAACTGATCTAACTTCCGTTTCATCACTGAGGGTCCAAGATCTGGTGAAAGATCGTTGAGCCACTCCTCTATGGACATAATTTGTTCCTGTTTCTTTATCTTCTTTTTGTCCTTCGACAAAAAGTTTTCCGTCCTGTGTGTAGACATTAACTTCTGCTTTTCTAAATCCTGCAAGTGCAAGTTCTAGTCTTGATTCTACGTTGCTAACCGTGACTAGATTATATGGGGGATAATTCGACGTTGTTTCGTGTAGGTCGAACACCCTATTTAGGTACTCATTCATACCAATACTGTTCTTAGAGATCTTATCCAAGAGCTCAGGAAGATCTGACGCAGTAAAGCGTGTGAGATTAGTCATCTGTACTTCTCCTTATTAAAGCGAGATTTGATTGTGTGGACCCCGAAGGCATCCGTTATATTTATAGCATAGGACATAAAAAAACGGGGTAGTGAACCCCGTAGTTTTTTATTCGGTTTTACTCGTCATCATATGCCTGTTCTATTACACTTTTTTGTTTTGTGTTTTCTCTACCGACCATCTCTCTTCGTTCTGGGTCTTGAACATATGTAATGTCCATAGTTCGACGCCTTTGACGGTCCTGTTTAGACATCTCTATCTTAACATGATCTACTGCTTTTTTGATGAATTGGTAGGTTCCTGACTGAACGTCCCACTCACCATCTTCTGCTTTGATACAGAAAGTTTCTGCGAGTTTGATCAGGTGTTTTAGTTTTGCATTGGAAACTTCTGTGGTCGGGCCTTTAGCCATGATGTAGGGGATTCAATTACCAAAATATTATAAGGGAAAACCCCAGGAATGTCAAACATTCTCTGGGGTTCGGGTTTCCGACTTTCGTAGAGACCGCACGAAAGGTCTCAGTCTTATTTAGTTACTTCTTCTTGAGGTTTAGTCTTCTTACCAATATTATATTTGGTCTCCAAGATCCAATCTTGCTTTTCTTTATAGGCAAGAACCTTGATTTGATTAAGAGGTGCAATATCAGAAACTGAGTCTTCTTTTACGACTGAAATAAGTCCCCAATCAGCAAGTAATCGAGTAATTCTATTTCGACGTTGTACATCGTTCAATGTAAGGTTAGCATGTTTGCCATCTAGAGCAAACAATTCCTTAAAGTGTACAATAAAATATCTTCCCTGCTTATGAAGAATATGGCAGGATTGATAAAGTTTTTTTTCTTTCCGCGATGCAACGCCAATGCGTGTCAGTGTTTCACGGACTTTGAGAAAATCATCTGGTTCGTTAAGCATAACCTCTACCATTTGGTCTTGCGACCATTCAACAGTAGGTTCCACTGTAGAAGTCATTTTGGGCCTCCAATATCAAGTCGTTGTTTAATAAAATTAATCTGTTCTTTAGTCAGAATTTTTAGAGCTTGTGATGCCTTCTCATTACTATAACCATAGTATTGTTTGACACATTCCAGATCCGTGACTTTATCCTTACGGAGCCAGGGAGAAAATCTCTTCTTTTTCCTCAGACTATTTAGATAAAAAGAATATTGCATGTCTTTGTCCAGGTGAGAATTTTTATTCATCTCATTGGCAAACATTACACAATCAAGATGCCCTGATAAACAACGATTGATAATATAAGGAGGATAATCTTTTGTATGTTCTGTCAGGTCTTCTTTATTAAAGTTAATTGAGTTGAGCCAGTCTTTTAATTCCATTATCTAATAATCTCCAAATCTGCACCAGGTTCCCAAATTTCAAGTTGTGTTCTTACTCTCTCTTGAGATTGCAACTTCTCATATCTCTTAGTTGCTTTCTTCTTCCACCAAGTGATTGCTTCCTCACTGGTATGCTCAAACTTACCAAAGTAATATCTTTTCTTCTCAGTCAATGTCTTTGCATGTTCAATACAATCATTAAACTGTTTGAGTTTTTCTTCATCCGTCAACGACTTGCGAATGATAGAAATCATCTTGGTTTGAATTTTAAGTTTCTTGGATGACTTATCTGCAGAGATCAAACGTTCTCCACCGTTGCGTTCGTTAAACCACCAGAAGAAATTGCGGAACTCATCATCATGGAAGAGTGGAAGGAAGTTGCTCTCAGTGTCTCCTATGTGCCTTAGGAAGGGTTTCAAACCATCATACATAGACACACCCTTGGTGGTTCCGTAGAGAGAGGTAGTCTCAAAGTATTTAAGATCTGTCCCATACTTCTCATCAAACTGTTGCTTGAGTTCCTTAGAACATGCTAAAAGAGCAAGTAGTTTTCCACCCAAGTAATTGAACCCGAAAGGTTGAGTAGGAACAATGTTGAACCCCATAACAAAATGAGCATTAATATCAGAGAGTGGAAGGACTTTACCAAAATAATTATTTCTTGGTTTACTATTGATAGTAGGAGATCCAAACCTCACCACACCAACAACTTTATTAGTATTTGTTTCTTCAACAATCCACTTATGTGTTCTACCTGGTATTGCTTCCTCAATAGGATTTGATGCTGTTAAATTGAGAGTTTCTGAATACAACCACTGATTGTATCTTGATGATGTTTTAGGATCAGTATCTACAACATGAACCTCAAAATTCATGTCATTTGGATGCATATTAAATACATCAAAAAATTCAGATTCTGCACCAAATAATGATCCAGGCCTATCTCCAATACGATCCTTTTTTACAAAGCGAAGGTAGTCATCAATACGATTAAACTGAGTATAATAATTAATAAATTTATCTGCAGCGTAAACCGCATCACTCTCAGATAGAATCATAGGTAGTTAGGTTCATCCGCACGAAGAAGAACACCCTCAACATTATCCAGTAATTGTTGCATATCGTTATGCAAAATACGATATCCAGTGCCGACATACAATTGCCCAAGGACAACTGATACTGTAGCAGTCCCCCAAAACAAGGGGCATTCTTGAGGCATCTAATGATAACCTCATTATCGCACATAGGAGGTTTGATTGTAAACCCCCACTTGTCTACTTTACCTTCCGTAGGTGCTTCGACATAATCAAATTCACTTGGCATTATTCAATACCTTTAGGAAATTCTTCAATCTCAGTGAGTTCATAGTCCCAGTCTTCCATGACTGTATTAGCATAAAAACGATCTGAAAGCATTTCAATTTCTTTTTCTGCATACTCTCTGGTCGGTGCTTCCAACCAAATATCAATCACCTTACCAAGTCTAAGTTTCTTGATGTCTAACTCAGACAATCGCTTACTACCGTCTCTCACAGCATTGCCAGGAGAGTCATCAACCTGTGACCTCAGACGGATGAATACTAGTGCTTTAAACTTCATTATTATAATATGCGATAGTTGCATGGAACTTATCTATGGGATCAACAGTCTCCCCCAATGCACTTCTTATCCGTTCTTTGACTTCTTCACTACTAATCTCTTCCAAGATCTGTCGTAGTTCATCATCATCAAACTTGACGTAGTAGTTATCACGATGCTTCATTTGAATTCACACTCCACCATAATCTCAGTTAAACAGGCCAGCATATTTATTTCTTGATCTGCCACAAATGCCATTTGATACTGATACTTAGCAAGAGTAAGAACAGCAGCAGGAATACTATTCGGAACCATGGAATCATAACAAGCATCGTAAATACGACGCAGTAGAACAGCAGTATCATTGTCCAGGTTATTGACAACCCATTTACGTACTTCGGGAAAATCTTTCTCCTTAAGTTTTTTAACCAAGTCATTTACTTTTACATCACTAAAGGTTGCAAGAATACCTGAATCAATACTACCAGAAGAAGAATACCTTTGACACTCATTTAGAACACGTCTCCAATCAGGGAAATGTTTGTTAATGAGTTCTACCAGGACCTTGTTATCATATTTAACACCTTCTGTATCCAAGATTTCTTGGATACGTTTGAAGAAGAGGGCTGCAATGGCAGGTTTGTTTTTACCTCCGATTCCGAATTCGATAACCGTTGTGCGGGAATGAAGTGGTTCGAGAATTTTGTTTTTGAAGTTGCAGGTAAAGATGAATCTGCAGTTGCCACTAAACTCCTCAATAAACGCCCGTAGGAGGAGTTGTACATCATTGGTTGTGTTATCTGCCTCATCAATGATGATGACTTTGTGTTTTGCAGTTGAAGAAAGCGAGACGGTCGAAGCGAAATTCTTCGCAGTATTTCTGACGGTATCGAGGAATCGTCCTTCATCGGATCCGTTGATGACATAAAAATCTACTCCTAATTCATTGCAGAGTGCTTTTGCTACCGTAGTCTTTCCACACCCAGCAGGACCTGCAAGGAGCATATTTGGTATCTCACCTTTATCTAGGAAGTCTTGAAAAGTCCTCTTAATACTTGGTGGTAAAATACACTCATCAATAGTTTTGGGTCTGTATTTTTCAACCCAAAGAAATTCATCACGCATGTTCTTTTTTCACCAAAGTAAATGAACCATCATCATTAGGAATCCATTCTAGCATATCTCCCTCTTTCCATCCAGTCACTTCTAGAATTTCTGGAGTAAAGGTTAAGATTCCATTTTTATCAACTGTCAAAGTAGTTTTCATTTCAAAGGACGAACAAATTCATTACGACTCATAATCAAATCTCACAAAGTTTCATACTCTTCATTTCATATTCTTTGTATTCACCATACTTATCAACTTTATCTTCACATCTAATATAAAAGATAATGTTAGTACCACTCGAAAGTTGTTCTTCAATTCCTTCCATAGTTCTATACTTTCCAGCTCTCAGTTTTTCTGGGAGTGAATTAATTGCATCTTCAAGAGTTTTTATTTGTTCTTGTGTTAGTTCACGCATAGTCATTCCAAAGGACGAACAAATTCATTAGACACAATATCAGTTGCCTTCAATTGTTCTTTCATATATTCTACACCATTTTCAGGCATAGCGGTATCCCCGCAAGTGAAGACATCACAAACTGCCATACCATTCTCGGGCCAAGTATGGATACTGAGGTGACTTTCGGCAAGCATAGCAATTCCAGTCACACCCTGCGGTTCAAACTTATGTACTGTCAAGTCAAGTAATGTTGACTTACATTCTTTTGATGCTCTAAACAAAATCATTCGTATGAACTCTTTATCATC